CTTGAGACTCTTGCCGTTGGTTTTGCTGCTCATTTTGCTCTCTGAACTCGTCGGGGATGAATACATTACCACGCCAAACAGTTGGCACCTTGACTTGTGGTTGCAGATGTTCAAGGTAGCCTGTGGGAAAATCCGCCAGACCTTGTGCCCGATCCAGTTCTTCACAGATTTTGTCAAGGACCTCGGAATCAATCTGCAGCGAGTCGCAAGCTACGCGGCGAACAAGATGGTGGATCGCCGGGTATTGAGGAGGTGACACTCCGTCCAAGGACAGATAACTGCGCTCCGAAGGTATGAACGGAGCGGAGTCGCCGCAAATGCGGAGAACGGCATTGGCCCAGTTAGCTAGGACTGGTGTCTGCCGATCAGTCACCAAATATCCGAGCGCACGATTGATGAGTGCGGCTTCGGGTGTATATCCACGGTTACATTGAACGTGGCACTTGCGGATGGCTCGCTGGAGGTCTGTGATGGAGTTCGGGGTCGTCCAAGGATCGAGGAATTCCCTGGATAAGAAGACGACAGTGTCTCCGGGTCGGCGGACCTCAAATTTGAGTTTGACTCCGAATAACTCGGCGGCTCGTTTGTATTGATGTTCTGGTATATCAGGTGTGAGACCGTCATCGCCTCCGTAGATACCAAGTATCCCCACAGCTTGCTCGTGGGTTCGCCCGTCGAGGCGGGCGGCGCAGTAGGCGACAGTAGCGTTGACCAGTGTGTTGAATGCGGACGTATCGCTTGACCCAGACAACCGGGTATGGTTGGTTGAGTAGCGTACTCCGAAGCGAGTCTTTGCTTTCGCGTTGTACTGACATCGCAATAGACTTCTCCACTCTCTTCGAACCTCGGGGTGAAACAAAAGGTCTCCGAGAAACTCTTCCATAGAGACCATGTATTCCGAGTGGGTGCCATCGAATGCGGAAAAGTCGGTTGGCACAACGAACTGGCTAGCGCGACAAACTTGATGTACACGGTGCGCGATCTCGGCCAAATTCCGTCCAAAAGCGTACCAAGGCTGGGGCTTCAGGATGTGCTCGGAAATGGCATAGATATATGAGCCGTAGAGTGTTCGGTGGCTGGCAGGCGTGGTGGATATGTTCCTGGGAGCTTTAACATCGGGGTATGTCTCGGCCTTTTGAAAAGATTGCACCTCAAACTTAACAAAGGGAATCCAGTTAAGTACGCGCTGCCAGCTAGCGCGTTGGGAGGGGCGATTCTGAGCATCAGTGACGCTCTCAATGTTCCACGGCCGCACGGTGCCACGTATGTGGGGGGGTACCAACGACATAATGAATTCCCGAACCCACTTCTGGACGAAGGGAGGGGGCTGCTTTGTATTGTTAATCTTCGTGAGGCGCTCTTCAACACACTGGGTATCGTTGTTGAAGGACTTCCCCGGCGCGACGGCACCATCGGCGAGCGGTGGGCAAGCCGTTGAGGCTGTGGGGGCAGCATCCTCGTAAACGAGAGGCCCCGGTGCCTGATAGTTGAGGGGGTCAATCTCAACAGGCATCATCCGCGCTTGATTCAACATTTTCCTCACGAGCTCAACGTTCTGGAACAAAAACGGAGCGTTAAC